AGGGGCGATAACTCTACCGTACCTGTCTACCCAGGTACTGTTGACACCTATGAATCTAGTTCCTTTTTTAGTTTTTGTCCTCTTTGCGGAGGCTACCTCTTTTTTACTAGACGTTTAGTCCTCCTTTTAGCTCGTTTAGCTTTTTTAAACTCTTTCTTTTCTGTTTTCTTATAGTCAGCGGGTAGGTTGGCTACTGGTTTCTTTTCTTTATTCCTACCCTCGTCTCTCATTTGTTTAAACTTTTCAAGACTAGCGAAACCTAACTCTCTTAAAAGAGCTTTAACTAATCTTCCCTTACCACCACCAGCTAAAGAGGCTCCCATTTTTATGAGTTGTTTAGCTCTAGGGTTCATGTGTTTACCCCAAGCTTTTCCTTGCCTCATAGCGTTATGAAGCTTTTCAACCCTCGCTTTACGTACTTCAGGTGTTTCACCACTCCAGAAGTCTTTCTTTGCGTATCCAGTAGTACGGGATTGACCAGCACCTTTTGTTGGAGTCTTACCACCTCCAGTTCTTCTAGCTCCAGTGTCGTTAGCTGATCCAGGTTTACCTGGGCCCCTCATAGGGCTGCTACCAGTCCTTTGGTTAGTCTTTTGAGCGTTAGGGCTAGTTGTGTTGGTTCTACCTTGTCCTGACCTTCTATTTACTGGTTTTCCAGTTGTAGTTGGATTTACCTGTCTAATTGGTAGGTTAGAGCCAGGCTTAACGTATCTATATCCTGCGTAACCGCCTTTACCTCTGGTAACACGGCTTGGACCTGTTTTAAATTCTCTTAAACCGTCCCCACCAACTGTTCTACGTCTATCTGTAGCTTTTCTAACTCTTACAGATCTTGTTCTAGAACTGGTAATAGGGCTTGGACCTTTACCTCTTCTTTCTACTTTTGAGGGTCTATCTACATCAGAAGTACGAGTACCTCCTGTTGGACCTACACCAGGATTTTTAGCAGTACTTTTAGATCTAACTGAACGGTTACCTGAGCTGGTTACAGAGACTCTTCTCCCTGTACCACCATCTCCTCGGTTATAGCGTCTTCCGGCTTTGTCACGGCCTCCTTCAGGCTTCTCACCTGTAAAAGCCCTCATATTTGATGTAACTCTACTAGGAACTCTACGTCCCCTAGCGTTTACTCTCCAGTTTTCTTCAGCCATAATGGGGGTAATATTTAATAGGAGTACTCGGTCCTTGATTCGGCATGGAAAATGAGAAAAAGAGTCTTGTAGGAAAACTAAAAGACGGGATGGCAGATAAGGAGGAACAGATACAAGTTCTAGGAACTTTTGTACGCCTTGGAGTTGTTGTGTGGTCTGGTTTTATTATAAGCTTAAATTACTTACCTCTCCCAGGAATGACTGAGGAGAAAAACAACGATATTACGTTCATAACTTTCGTGTTTACCTCAGCTCTCGCTACCTTTGGAATTGATACAGCTAAGAAAAAGGATCATAAAGAGAAGCCTACTGGACCTACACAGCATATAATTATAGAAACTCCTATTAAGATTGAAGGAGTAGATACTAACAAGGTAACAAAAGTATGAGAAAATGCTTATTACTTTTGCTTCTGCTAAGCCCAGTTGCAGTAAGGGCAAATCCAATTACGCCTGCTTTCACTCAAGGATCGATGCAATCGACTACAGTGACTACAATCGATATCGAAGAAACGATAGAGACAGAGGTATTTGGAGGCGCTTATTCTAAATGGAGTGGAGAAAATATAAATCACACTTCAGCAACCTCTGGAGGAATCGTAGATTCAGATTCAGTCTTTACAATCCATACCGCTGGAGATCCATTCACTCTGGAAGTAACAACCAGAGCCGCAGGGGTAGTAGAAACTCACGATATAGAAAGAACCATAGAACAAACCTCTACTACTACATCGCTATCTGTCTTTTCTCAGTAAGTCCAGTATTAGCAGAAGAACCAAAAGTAAGTAACACCTCAAATCCGCAGGCGGCTGCGACAGGAAATGTAACCAATCAAGCCGTACAATTTCAAAATAATGGTGCGCCGTCGAGACAACAGTTAGGACCATCCATTGTTTGCAACGGTTCTACCATGACTTTCACTCCATTTTATATGGGTAATCACGTGAAACCTTGGGAGCATGATGAGGGAAGAATGTCCCCTAATGGTTATACAATGAGTGAGAATTGGGGTGCTCAGTTAAGTTTTATGGTTCCACTTGACGGTTCAATTACTGAACTTTGTAAGTCAATTGGTAGAAGACAAATGGAGAAGTTAAGACTTGATTATGAACTAGTTCGTATTAAAGAATGTGCAGCTCTCCAATCTAAAGGCTTCACCCTGCGTCCGGGGAGCGACCTTGAACATATTTGCTCCGACGTTGTTCCAATCTCTGCCGTGACCACGAAGGTACTTCTTGACCACGACTTCTCTTCAATCTTTTCAGAGCCTGTTGAATCAGAGGCTTTAGGATTTGAACACACCTTTTAAATACCGCAGTAGCTGTAAGAGTAGCTACTACAGATACTGAAGCTGTAGTACCAGCAGCTACTAGTATTTCCTGTTTTGGTACTGGTAGTTCATAGTCTGTAAAAGGTATAGTGAACGAAGTGATTTCTTTAGGTAATGAAACTTCTGGTTGCTTTGCTGGTTCTTTCTTCTCTGTATTTTTCTCTGCCTCACCTGAAGCCTCTACTCCAGGGGGTGCTCTTAAATCGGAAGGTGGAACAACTAAAGGACGGTATGAAGGAATCAATGCCTTCGGTTGATCCAGAGTTACCCGTGGAATTTCCAGTGCCGGAGGTAGAGAATAACGTGGCAGGAGAGGCGGGTCTCCCATCTTTTAACTAGGTGGCTTGCCTTCTACCCAAGAAGTTGAAGATTCATCCCATGCATAGGGTTTACCATCATTTGGTAATGTTTTTGGAGCTTCCCATTGACAAGTAGTATCATTTAAAACCCAAGAATTAAAAGGTTTTGGACTAATGAAAGCATCTTTAGTTGCATCATAAGTTCCACCTATTTGTGCCAAGTTCTTTCTAATACTTTCATTATAAGAAGTTTGTTTATAAGTAACTCCAGCATCACCATGAATTTGTTCTAAAAAATCAATACCTAACTGCTCTTGTTCTTTACCATCAGAATCAGTAATCACTGCATTATTAACTACTTCCACGTTAATAACTTCATTGTTGCTATTTAAGGTTGCGAAATGTGCCATTATACTGTGTAAGTTCCAGAGCCAGTGTAAGTCAATATTGTATAAGAACCTGATGTAGAAACACTTGGAGAACCTGATGTTGTTCCTGAATAATCAGCGGTAAGTAGTTTAATAACCACTAAGCCGGATCCACCAGCACCACTAGTTTGACAGGCATTACCATCATCATTAGTGTAGTTACCTCCTCCACCACCGCCTGACCCCGTATTAGCAGCACCAGAACCTGCGGTCTGAACATAAGGAGAAGTTCTTCCAGCTCCATGGCCAGCTCCTCCAGCACTGTCACCTGGTCCCCAAGGACTAGCGTTAACGGCCCAGTATCCAGTACCTCCACCGCCTCCCCCAGCTCTTGTTACTGAAGAACCAGTGATTGAGGAAGCACGACCTGCGCCACCTCCACCTGATTTACCTGAGTTAGTAGAGTTTCCTCCAGCACCTCCAGCACCACCTCCACCACCAGCAGAGTTACCCCAACTAGCTGTATATCCGTCTCCACCGCCATCATGTCCTTGATAAGTTGCTGTACCAAAGGTTCCACCGCCATCTATTCCAGCTCCTCCAGAGGAGCCACTTATATAAGCACCGCCAGCACCACCAGATCCTCCAGATCCAGCACCAGTATAATTAACTCCGTAACCGCCACCATCTGATGTAATATCAGCCATTACAGAATCACCACCAACTCCACCTGATCCAGTAGCAGCAGCTCCCGGCCCTCCTACAGTAATAGTAACAATTCCACTGATTTTATGATTAGTCCCTTCTCTATAACCACCAGCACCTCCGCCACCCCCAGCGTATCCACCACCGCCGCCACCGCCGCCGCCGCCAGCGATAACTAAGTATTCAACAGGAACCTCTTTTCCATAACCTCTAAGAAGTGTTTGCTGTATACCCATTATCCTAGATTCCCAGTAATAACAGCAGTTCCCCCTGTATTCCACCAGAGAGTTGCTATTCCAAAATTATTGAGAGTAACATTACCAGTTGAAGTTTCTCCTGCTTTACGTAATTGAAAACCCGCACCCTGTGTAATTGTTATTGCTGAAGAGCTGTCATTCCAAATAGTTACTGCATCACCAGCTGCAAATACTGCATTAGGTATTGTTACACCAGAGTCAGTGCTAATACATTTACCAGCATCAGCAGCAACTAAGGTATAAGCAGCTGTTTTAGCCTCTTTTGGTATAGCCCTAACATTACCTTTAGAGTCTTTTAAAATATCTGCTTCTAACTCTCCTGTTGAAGAATTAAAAGTTAAATTGTCACCACTTTTCGGGGGTAGATCTCCTGTAGCTGCCGTTACAAATACTGGAAAACAAGTTGCATCAGAAGACTCATCAGCAACCGTGACATTCGTTGAGGTTGTCGCTGTCGTAGCTGTAGTAGCGTTTCCAGTTGTGTTTTGATTGAGAGTAGCAACTCTAGCTGCTGCTAAGGTTCCTGATCCTATATTATCTGCGTTAGTAGTATCTGTAGTGGCTGAAGCGGCAAGACCAGCTATTTTTGATGCTGCTATGGCTGCTGAAGCGTTTACATCAGCATTAACGATAGAAGCATCTTCGATTCCACCAGAATTAACTTTGTTGAGTGCGTTTGCCATTATTCGTTAGGGTCTTTAGGCCATGAAGTAAGTGTACTGTCTATTAATGTTTTCAATGCTGCTACATCACTACAAGCATTTATTTCGTTTTCCCTTGTAATACACGTAGTTCTAACACCGTTTCTATACGTCACGATTGTTGAAGGAATCGCTGTACCTTTCTCAGCTTTACGGGTAACGTACCAATCATATTTACTTAGTAAGGCGTTTGTAGTACCTTTTTGTTCTGTTATATATCTAGTTTTTAATTCTGCAAGATCTTTAGCTCTACCTGCTGACCAATAGAATCGTTGATCATAAGCAGCTTCATCAGCTACTTCAGTAATACCAATAGCGTTCTTCTCACTAAGAGAAGATAGTCTCAGCCAGTTAGCTGGATACTTGATACCGTTTGATGTAAAAGCAACATCAGTAGGTAGAAGTTTATTGTTGAGTTTAAAGGCCATAGTAATAGTTTAACGTGCGGTGGCGTACTTAAAGGGAGTCTCAGCAAACGCCATATAGAAGTAAGTATCCCCACTTCCATTCACTTCACTGTGAGTAGATTCTAATTTAAATCCATTTGAATAGAAATTCTTATTTGGACTACCCGCTGTACCAACAGCATACGATTCTTCATCATCATCTGAGTTGGGATATAAAACGGTATTCACAACGTTATAGGGATTTCTTTTATTATCATGCTGATTCCAATAATTTGGACCTCCATTAATTCTTTTGACTAGTACATAAGCAGGTTTAAAGCCTGTATAAACGTATGGCCCATCAGTTTGACCATTTCCAGTGTATCCACCAAATTTGCTATAACCTTCTACCGATGCGAAGGATAAAACAAGATAATTTCTACTAGAACCATTAACAGCTCCATTTGAACCAAGTGTTGTTACTGTCGAAGAGGGGGCTGTATCGTTCCAGAAAGAAGAATAATAACTAGAACCAGTAGGAACGACTCCGTCACTATCTAGCCATAAAGTTTTACCATCTCCATTATTCTTGTTATAAACACACCAGTTATCTCCTCCATTAGTCCATTTCACAATAACCACGTCAGGAGCTACACCAAGCCCGTGTCCTATAGTGGCCCCTCCTGTGTCATTTCCTCCGTATGTTCCTATTGAAAATCCTGCTGTTGGGTTAGCAATAAGTGATACATTAATTGTTCCCGTACTGTTAGTAGAAGCAGCCCCTGCTACGTTCCAATGCCAAGATACAAATGTTTCATTGTTATCATTAACGATCCCTTGAGTACCGACAGTAACCCCATCGCTGTTAAAAGCGGTAACACAATTATTTGCTGTGTTTACTGCTGCCGTTGAGTTAGAGCTTAAAAAACTATCTGCGCCTATAACACGATTAGCTAAAACATGGCCCTCTTGTCCAGACCGTCTTTTTATCCAAACAAGTCCTGTATCAAAACCAGAAACTATATTACGTGAAGTAGCGTTTCCTGTATAAAGAATAGTATTAAAGTGATCTGTAGGTTTTGTAATCGTTGGGTCAGGTAAATTCTTTGAACATAGCTTTTGATAACCTGTTGGTATTGAATAACTAAAAGCTCTTTGACCAAAATTTATCGTAGCTTTAGGATCTTGTGATCCTGAACTATCGCCAACAGCAAAGAAATAAGGAGCGGCTCCTTGAAGATCTTTCTGTGCATTTACGTTAGCTTCATCATAATTTCCTGAACCATCTGCCCATTGTCCATTTTTAGAGACTGCTACTTTCCCACTATCTACATCAACTGCAAAACCTATAATATCATTCTCTGCCCAAGTTCCTCCATAAGTTCCTTGGTTAGAACCATTTACATAATATGTGTCAGCACCAGTGAAACTTATACCTGAGCCAGTCTCAATACCAGGCCAAGTATTAGTGTTCTGACATCTTTTTGCATTTGCATAATCATCAGGGAAAAGACCAAGATTAAAATTTCCTTGACCAGGAGCGTCTGTTCTATTCCATACCTCAAAATACCATTTACCACTGGGCATTCCCATGGTTAATACTGATGATGCATTATCATGACTTGCTGACCAATCAATACCTAATCCTGCGCTATGCATCCTATCGTCAGTAACAGCCCTTGTTTGATGCCAATTTAGGGTTGGAAAATTATTAGTTGGTGTGTCCTCAAATGAATCAGTAGCTGCACCTGAAACTGAGAAACTATTAGGAGTCCAGTCATTACTTCCTGCTGAATCTTTTCCTAATGTTGCTGCTGTAACATCTGAATTATCGTCAAATTTTAAATGAAAACCGTTAGTACCATAACCTGCACCTGAGTATGCTTTTGGTATCCATTGTCCTGTAGTTGGGTCTGTTTTTCCGAAATTTTCTGGCCCTAATATACTTCCATCAAAGAAATATATATCAGCAAGATAACCACCAAAATCATCAGTAGTAGAAGTTCCTCCAGCTCCTATAAAGTTGACAGCATTAGAGCGCATGAACTGCACTGCATAATTCTGTGTTGGTTGAGTTTCACTTGTTAAAGATGTAACTCTCGATCCGTTTACATAGATTCGTAACCTGTCTCCTGATGTACCATTAGTCGTATCAATGATTAAGACTATATGCATCCAAGCTGAAGTATCTGTGTAGAAAGAATTAGTATAAAAGTTTGCATCAGTAGTACCGCCACTTGAATCTCTATCTGTAAACTTTATAGCTCCATTATTTGAGAACTGAAGTCTACTTTCTAAATACCCATCCTGTGTAGTTCCAGCTATAGTTTGGTAGTTATTAAGCCCTGTACTTCTTTTCGCCCAACAGGAGAAAGTTTTTGATGTATCACTACTATTAGAACCAAATGTTCTACTTAAATAAGATTGCCCAACGTCGTCGAATCTCAGAGATTTTTCAATCTCATAGTCACCAGCAGCGCTGGAACCTAGTCGTGCTAAATCATCAAACATTAGGCTACAGCTAAACTAGCTACACAGTGAATAGTATCAGCAGCCACAACAACGTAATCAATACGGTCAACGGCGTTCGCTGCTGTTGATAAAGTCGGTGCTGCACCTCCAGCCCATTTAAATTGTGATCCCCAAGCACCAGTTCTTGAACCAGTCCCATCCTGGGTTAACGTTAACGTTCCACTCTGCCCGATGGATTCAGTTGTGGGATTAGCAAAGGTTGTATTACCAGTTAAAGTTGCTGAGATATGGTTAGCTACGCTGAAATCAATAGTTGTACTTCCTGTCGTGTTACCTAGATCATTTACAACTGATTCAGAGTGTCCAAGTAGTTTTACACCCCCTGATTTAGTTTCAAGCTCTATTACGTTGTCATAGTAAATAGCAACTTTCCCATTCTTCTGTACATAGACACCGTTCTCAGTCCCATTCACCATTAAATAGACATCTTCATCTGATTTAACAATCGTATTATCACCAGAACTGTAAATTTCTAGTGCCCCTGCACCTGAATGAGTTATGTGTGACTTGTTTCCAGTAGCACTATGATAAATTTCTAAATCTCCACCAGCACCAAATACAGCTTTAGTATCATCTGCAAATTCTAAAGCTTTATCTGACATATCCCATGTGACATCAAAACCAGCATGGGTAGCGTTATCAAAG